AGCAGGTCGCCGACAGCCGTCAGCAGAGCGTCCAGCGCCGTGGGCAGAGCCGCTGCGATGTTCTCAATAACCGGAGCGACGTTTGCAATAACGGTTTTGAAAGCGTCTGCCATGTTTCTGCACAGCAGCTCCATGTCAGCGTCCGCATCGCCGAAGCCTACGACGAGGTTCGACACGGCGGATTTCAGTGCATTGACAGAGCCGGAAATGGTGGCTTCCGCTTCCTTGGCGGTCGTACCGGCAATATCCATACTTTCCTGCATGACGTGAATGGCTTCCACCACATCTGCATAGGAAGATATGTCGTATTTAACGCCGGATATCTTCTCCGCATCGGCAAGCAGTCGCTCCATTTCCTGCTTTGTGCCGCCGTAGCCGAGCTTGAGGTTGTCGAGCATCGTGTAGTTCTGCTTGGCGAACCCTTGGTAAGCATTCTGAATGGAAGACATATCCGTGCCCATCTTATTGGCGTTATCGGACATATCCGTAATTGCCATGTCCGCATACTTTGCGGCTTTCTCGGTATCGCCGCCGAGGGATTGTATAAGGCTTGCGGAAAAGCCCGTGACCGTTTCCATGTACTCGTTGGCGGAGAGTCCCGCCGTTTTGTATGCGTTGGCGGCATACTGCTGAATCTCCTGCGAGGAGTCCTTGAACAGGGTGTCGACACCGCCGACCAGCTGCTCGTAGTCCGCATAGGCGGCGATGACCTCTTTGCCGAGCTTCACGGCGGCGGCACCTGCGGCAACGGCCACTGCACCGAGCGCCACACCTACGGTTTTGAGAACCTTGCCGAAGCCTTCAAACTTACTGCCGGATTCCTCCGCAGCCTTGCCGCCTTCCTTGATGGCTTTCTCGTTCTCGTCCAGCTCCCGGTTCATGTCGTTGAGTGCGGCCTCGGCATTGTTCAGCTGTATCTGCCAGCTTTGGGTACGGCGGTCATTCTCGCCGAATGACTCTGCGGCATTGGCAAGGGCAGAACGAAGCGTTTCTATCTTCTGTTTCTGCTGGTCGATTTCCTTGTTCAGCACCTGGTTTCTCGCCGTGAGAGCCTCGGCGGATTTGTCGTTCTTGTCGAACTGCGAATCCACAAGTTTCATTTCAGAGCCTAGCACCTTGAATGAATTGTTTATCTCAGCGAGGGATTTCTTGAATTCACGCTCGCCCTCAAGGCCTATTTTCAAGCCGAAATTCTCTGACATTCTGTTTCACCTCCTCGAAAATGGGCATAAAAAAAGAGCCTTGCGGCTCGGGAATATAGGAAAAGGAGCAGCCGTGAGGGGTGCTCCTAAATGTATAATATATTACAATCAATTATTGCGTTTCAGAACAACTTTCAATTACAGCAAACGCTAGATATTTTAAAAGTGGTAATTCATCTGCAATTTTCTGATTACTTAGTGAGGGAATAGCTATGTACTCGTCTACATCTCCTTTGGCATGTGCTATTGAACATCTGTAGCTGTATACTCGTTCAGTCAAATCAGATATTATTTTCTTATCTTTTTCCAAGATATCTATTTTCAAAACATTAGAATTACAATATGTATCTTTGCGTTTTTGATCTGAAACTATCCAACTCTTAAATTGGGGTATATCAACAGATTTTATAAGCACTAATCTTAATGCTTCGCGTTCAGAACTTATTTTTTTATATCTCGATAACACTTTCCGCAACTCATTATGATTTACATTCTGAGTGTCTATTTGTGATAGTTCATTCAAAAAATAATAGTTCTGTAATCTCACAAAGAAATATTCTATTACTTGATAATAGCTAAGATATGCTAACCTTTCATCTTGTGAATTTATCGCATTGTTGAGATATAACATAGGCACCTGCTCATAACCAGTCGGCTTGTACTGCATTTTATGTATGCTGTCATCACCAATTAGCTTGAAAACAGGGTCAACAGAATATATTTTAAAATTCATATCATATTCCATTGAAACACGAAGTAATATCTCATTCATTAATAAAACGAGTTCCTCAATTGTTTTATATTCAACATCAAACAATTGAATTGATAAAACCTGTTCATGATTGACATAAGTGTGATCGATGCTACCGTCCTCATTCTCGTTGATGAAATAGTCATAAAATGTTTCCCATATCAAATCGCTCTTTTCGCCTATTGTTGCAATTACCTTTTCACCATCGTAAATATGTATTGCTCCAATGCTAGTATAATCGAAACCTTTGATAATTTTCTTGTAGGTATGCATATCGCTTGGGATAATAAAGCACTCATAATAATCGCCAATTCTAATCGAATTATTATTCACACGTATAAATGTATTGTAGAATATAGCACTAATAAAGCCTTGACAATTTCTCCAATCATCGCCTGGTTTTAGTTGGTTTATCAATGCTGTGAATACCTGCAATTGACTATTCAGTATTTTTTTAGTGATTTCATCAAAAATAACAGGCTCTCCACCATAATCCACTTCAGTGATATTATCAATAGACAGAGCGTTAGCCCATCGTTTTAGTGAATCAATATTTATGTTTGTGTGACCGTATAAAGACATATATAATGCCTCCTCTCATTGTTTAATATTGTATCATAATAAACAAATTGTGTCAATCTTATATTCCCATCGGCACAACCTCGTCAATATCCGCTTCACGTTTAGGTTTGGAGATTCCAATAAACTGCTTATGGCACTCCCACAGATCCATCAGAAAGCCGAACGGCATAAGCCACACCTCTTCCGAAGCGAGGTGCAGCTGCGCCGTTCCGTAATAGAACAGCCGGGTGAACAGTTCTGCGTCATTCACTCGGCTGATACTGCGTTTTTTGAGTTGTCCTCGCTTTCTACATTTCGCTTTGTGCCTTTCAGCATAGCTTCGGTGATTGCGTCTTTGTACTCTGCAAGCTCGCCGGGGGAGGTCAGAAGCTCCACGGTTTCCTCGGTGAGAAGCGGCTTTTTCTCGCTGTTTCTGAGATTATGTATCTCAATGCTCTGATTGCAAAGCAGAGTAATCAGCCATATGATTTCATCAAGCGCCATCTCCATATTCTCGGATTTCATCAGCTTGTCACCGAGGTTATCCAGTCCTCCGTAGCGGTTAGAAATTGCTTTTGTCGCTCTGGTGGTGAGAATCATCTCGTACTGCTCGCCGCCGATCGTAATTAAAGAACTGCGTTCATTCGTCATTGCTCATACCTCCGTTACTTGCCTGTTTCAGCAGGCTTTGCCGTAAATGTGGGTTCATACACAGACTTGTACCAACCCGTGATTACGCTATCCGGAACGTTCTTCTCGCCCTCGGTGGCTTCCGCTTTCCACGGGTGCTTTCCGTTCCCGTCCGGCTTATTTCTGCGTAAGACCGTACCCTCAATTGTAGGCGTGGAAAACGTGATACTGTCGCCCTTTGTCGCAAGCGAGGTTGACGGAATTCCGAACTTCACTCTGTACAGCCAGAAGTATCGGTACTTGCCGTTGGATTTCTTCGCCCTGAACCCGATAGCCACGGGCTTACCGCCGTCCTCGCTAGTGGAAATGACCACGTTGTTGCTGTCAATGGTAGCGCCCGTCAGAACCGAAGCCGCATCGTTGCCTATATCGTCAATGCCAAGTGAAAGCGTACCGCTTTTGAACTCCTTGACGATTTCGGAAGCGCCGTCATCAGCGTAGAGAGTAGCTTCCGCAAGTTCCACGGAGAGATCAGCCGAAATCGCCTTTGCAAGCGAAGCGGGAACTCCGTAGGTTTCGCCGCCGTCGCTGTCCTCGGTTATTTCAGCGTAGAACAGCTTGTCAAGACCTATTGTTGCCATTATATCTCCTCCATTTCGTAATTTTTCGCCGTGTCAACGGCATAGTGATGATAGCCCGTGTCGTCCTCGTGACCGACATATTTCCGGGCGGTTATGGTAATATCCGCGCAAAGCAGCGCCCTTACAAGACGGCTTGCAGCGCGGCTGTAATTGTTCTTGCTGAACAGCGAAATCCGTACTTCCTGCACCTCTGCGTTAGGCGCATTGTCAGCGTGGAGTTCAAAGCTGTCGTACAGCGGAGTGAACACCAGATATTCATCGGGAGCGTTACCGGAATACACCGCAGTCTGCGCCGGGATTTTCAGCTTTTTTGCGATTGCGGAGAGTTCCGAAAGCAGATTCACAGCCCCTCGACCTCCTTTTCAAACGCGGATTTCATGGCTTCCACGCATTGCTTTTTCACAGCGGATTTTGCAGGTTTCAGAAAGGGCCTCGCCGAATGACTGCTTGTGCCGTACTCGAGAATATTCGCTATTTTCGCATTGCTGCCGCCGTCCGTTCTCGGTTCGGAAAATCCGACCTTGATGTCGTGATTGCCGTTTTTATCAACCATAACGGGAGATAAGCCGAGCGAACGTTCAAGTTCTCCTGTGGAACGGGATTTGCTTTTAGTTCCCGAACCTACAACGGATTTCAGATTGCTTTTGACCTTTACGAGAGCAACCTCGCCGCCTGCCTGCAATATTTTTTCGGCAATTCTGTCGGTCTGCGTTCCAAGTCGGAAAATCCTCGCAAGAAATTCATCGGGCATTTTAACATCAGCCTTAGCCACTCGGCTGCACCTCCTTTGCAAGCGCTTCAATATACATTCCTCTGCCTTTCACATCTTCAACAGAGGTTATTTCAAATACAGAGCCTCCACAGATAAGCCGCATATCTGCCGTAACCGTCAGACTGGGGATTGTTCTGAAACGGAACAAGTCGGTAGCTTCGGAAAATGCGGCACGGTTAGCCCATTTCTCGCTGCCGTGCCGACCCTCCCGATAGGCTCTGACTGTTGCGACAACAACATCAGATTCCGTCTGAAAGCCCTCGTCATCGAGCGTGACCTGTTTCTGCGTTATCTGCATTTGCGTGTTCATCTTTCCGAAACTCATACTTTCCACCGCCTGTCCAGTCGCAGCAACATATTCACCGTATTCCACACTTGCTTTCCCGCCTGAACATTGTCACCGAAAAAACCACCTGTTGAACCGTCACGGCTTTCATAAAAATGCGAGGACAGCATTATTACCGCCTGTTCGGTAGTCG